AAATCGCATGTTGTTGTTGCTAAAGAGGGTGACAAGATTAAGACCATCCGCTTTGGACAGAAGGGTGTCAAGGGTAGTCCTGATGGGACAGCCAGGAACAAAGCCTTCAAGGCTCGTCATGCCAAGAACATTGCCAAGGGTAAGATGTCAGCTGCCTATTGGTCTAACAAGGTGAAGTGGTAATGTGGTTAGCTGTTGTCATGGCTTGTCAGACATTAGAGGCTTCGTCTTGTATTGTTATGGGTAACGAGAAGAACCTATGGTACACACGTTTAGAGTGTGAGCAGGATGCAGTTAACATGGCGGCTACCCTCATAAGCAATGGTATCTATGCTAAACCAAATTGTTTTAAAGTAGGGGAGAGTGCCTAATGGCTAAGAAACCAGCAAAGAAAAAGACTGCTAAAAAGAAGTCAGGTTATTAAATGAGTAAGCCCCAAGGAGAAATCCAAGGGGCTTTACTTTTGTTATAGCTTCTCTTTCATGAAGACCTTGACCCACTGAGCACATATGTCACTCCTGACAATATCCTCTACGCCAAACTCAATGATAGGCACAGGTAGAAGGTGCTTCTTAGCTAGGTGTATGACCTTTGACAAACCATCGGCTTCCTTAAGGTCAGACTGTTGGACATCTCCGTTAAGTACAATCGTTGACTCTTCACCAACACGAGTAAGTAGCATCTTAAGTTCATGAGTGGTGATGTTCTGTGTCTCATCAACGATTATGAAGGCATTATCGAAGCTACGCCCACGCATAAGTGCAAGAGGTGCCATCTCAATGTTTCCATTCTTGATGCCTGTCTCAACGGTTCCTTTACCAAGGTGCTTCTCCAATACGTCTAACACAGGCAAGGCCCATGGCATAGTCTTCTCCGCAAGGTCACCCTTTAGGAACCCTAGCTCCTTACCTACGGCTACGTGAGGGCGGGTAATGACGATCTTGTCAATAGCCTTGGTAGCGTATAGGTCAGCTGCGTAGGTGGCAGTAACGTAAGTCTTACCAGTACCAGCAGGACCAAGAACAAAGACCTGATTGCTGCTTGACAACGCATCAATGAAGTCCTTCTGCTTAGGTGTGCGAGGGACTAGGCCTGATGTCTTCTTTGTTGCTGCTCCCTTATAGTTGGTCTTACGGCGGGTACGTGTAGGTTTCTGTAGGGGTTCTATGTTATTCATAGGTTAACCAACTCAGCTTCTACATAGGGAATGTGAAAGAACTTCTCTCCGTTTGTTATGTATCTACCCTTGGCACCCTTAAGCCCCTCCTGGGTAAGCTGTGTGTCCTTGATACGCCACGCTTGCTTGAAGTCAGGCCTAAAGATGTAGAAGTTAAGGACACTGAATGTATCTGTTGTTGAGTGTTTGTCTAACAGACGTTGCTTACGCTCAGGGATACGGATCTCTGTCCAATGTGTAGGCCAGTCAGCTTTCCACGCTGTCTTGACTTCAGCCTCATTGAAGTAGGTGTATCCATTCTTCTGTGATACAACGTCAACATTGAAGTTCTCCTCGTTGTTGACGATAGTGTGACCCTTAGCCTCCAAGTAGGAGACCAAGGCATCACGGGCAGGACTATCATACGCTTCGTATAGTGCTCGACTAAAACTCTTCCGTACCGCTGTCATTGAGTAGTTCCTTTAGTTCGGTGTAGCCACCAATGTGCTCACCTTTAGGGTTAAAGATCTGGGGTACAGTCGTCATACCAGCATCTTTGATTAATGTCAAGAGCCATTTACTGCTAGAGGAGTCGAGGGTGTAGGAGGTGTACGCCAACCCCCTACCCCGCAACAAAGCCTTAGCTTCATAACAGAAGTTACACTGTGTTCTACCTAAGACTACCCAACTCATGTCAAGTCCACAATCTCACAAGAGTCACCCGAGCAAGCCATAGTCTGACTACCTGAAGTGTTGTCCTCTTTCTCGTAGTCAGCAAGAGAAGTCCAGTCGATAGCCTCAGGCATAAGTGACAACAGTTGTTCGTACTCAGACTTACCACAGTCTTGGTAGGGTGCCTGTTGGTACGTATGGTCAGAGTGAGGTAAGAAAGAAACACCACTCATCTCGTCAAAGTGTTTGTACACAAAGGCACCTACTTCCATCCACTCAGAATCTCGAACTGAAATAGTCACACTTGGCTTGTGTTCACACCAGTGACGTTGGTAAGTAAGCCAAGTTTCTAGCTGTTCAATTGCTGTTGTGTCATTACGTGTGACAGCATTATCAGGAGACTTCATAGGGAAGCTAAACACTGTGGTCTGCTCTGGTTTCATGACACATGGTTCACTAGGGATACCTTGGTCAATCATGAACTGTGTCAAGGGGTCTTTGTTGTCTCCTCTAACGGTTCGGATGTAATAGTTATTGTGACGGGCGTGAATCCCAGAGGCTGAGTCAACGAGTTGGCTAACTGTTCCCGATGGCTTAACACAGCTAATAGCAGCAGCAACAGGAATATCGAGAAGGCCAGCCCACTCAGCATTAGTTTCAATTGCAATTTCACGTAACTTCTCCAGTGTTTTGTCTAGGCCAGCATTCTTACTGGTCATTAACGGATTGTCCATAATGCCTGTAAGGCTCACCCCTAGCAGACGTTCAGCTTCTGTGTTGGTAGTCCAGATCTTACGAAGGTAAGGCATCTTGGTATAGGTAGATTGGATCGTACCCAAGATGGTAGCCAGTTTAACCTTATGGGCCAGAGTGTCAAAGGTATCTGTAGCACGTACCACGCACTCCGTTAGGTTGCAAAACTGATTTGGGCGCAAGATGATTTCCGAACACGGGTTGGTCCCGAACTCAAAGTTAGGGTCACGGCGTCCATTCTTCTCCGCTTGGTTCTTAGATGCCTGACGATTAAAGATGCCACGTTCACCTGAGCCTGACTCAACGAGTGCTGTCCACTCCCGCATGAAGGACATAGAGTCTGGCTTCTCAGTGTATGACACAGAGTTGTTAGCCAAGGCTCGTTGAGGATTGTTCTCCCACCAGGCACCACTCTTAGCATGACGCATACGGTCATCCGAAAGGTTGCTCAAGGAGATCATGGCACTACGGCGTACACCACCAACAACAACTACCTCGCCAATCTTACACATCAAGTCGTGGCACTCTACCGATGACAACTTACGGCCTTGAGCAGACTTGAAGGTAGCCACGGTAAAGTTAAATAGATCAATCAATGGTGCTGGTCCTGACGCACGGCCCCCAAAGGTCTTCAAACGGGCACCAGCTGGACGTACCTTAGACACATCCCACTTAGGGATCTCACCACTATAGAGGAGTGCAATAACTTGACGGAGAGCCTTAGCCCAACCTTCCTTACTGTCCTTGACGAAGATAGTCGTCTCACTCTCGAAGAGTTGAGGCACCTCTGGGAGCTTGCTGATGAACTGGCGCTCAACGGAGAAGCCGACACCAGTGCCACAGAGAAGAATGAACATAGCCTCATCGAAGGCCTTAAGGTCATCTACGGGTAGGTACGAACAGTTGTACATACAAGTGTTGTCACGGGCAGCTGCTGGTCCTGCTGTCATAAGTGAACGCATGGATGGCATGACACTAAGGTTAAGGATAGCCTCCTCCAGCTGGTCAATGTAAGTGTTGTCACCAGCAACAGGACGTACAATGTTATCCATGTAACGTGATACTGTTTCACCCCAGTTCTCACGGCGTCCTTCTTTGTCTAACCAACGTGCGTACCGTGAGGTAGCAATAAAGGTCTGGTAGTCTGTTGGTAGTAGGTTGCTCATTCGCCTCGTCCTCGCATTGTTTTATCTTCTTCTAACCAGACCATACGGTCAATGTCTTCTCGGCTAATACCAATGTCCTTTAGTTCTCTGTCGGACAGTTGGTTTAGGATCTTGATTGCTGCTCGGTGTTCTGACCACATCACGCAGTACCTCATGAACCTCACAAATGTATTCTCTACCCACTTCTTCTTCATCTGTTATCTCCTGACCCTTTAATGACACCACGATTAGATCTATCGTTTAGTTTATCCATGTTAGCTTCCATCACCTCAGGCAAGTTACTGTAGAAGTAGTTAGCCAAGGCAGTTGCGTAGAATATAACATCACCCAACTCTTTGATGATCTCTTTCTGGCTTACCTTTGTATTGTCTCGAAGATACTTCTTGATCTTCTCTGCTACTTCTCCTGACTCACCCACAAGACCCAGGGTATTCTCCACTAGCCGTGTCTCACCCTCAGTTATGATCTTGCCTTCTACCCAGTACGAGTATTCCATAGGTGTGACACTAACAATGCTGAAAGCCTCAATGTCTTCTATCGTAATCATTCCTCTATCCTTTTCCATTCAGCCATCTCTGCATCTAAGTTAAAGTAATCATCTAAGTCAAGTAGATTTTCGTCAACTAAGAACTCAATGACAAGTCTTGCTGAGATCTCGTTCTGTTCTAACAGTAACTCGATGCCATAGTTTTCCGCAAGAGCACGAATTTTACTATCTAGGTCAAACATTGTCAATCACCATTTTAGTTTAACCCTTCGTTATATTCTATGACGATGGGTTCTATCGTTGTGCTTAAGTGTTTAATCATTTCATAGGCACTATCGAAGTCATCCATAAGTATCTCATCCTCCTCAATAGTACCGTCCTCATGCTCCACTAAGCAGATGTTATAGTAGCAGTTCTCTTCGTCTAAGAAGTAGGGACCGCTTGTTACCCTGTGTATCTTTAAGATCATCTCTTCTTTTCCTTTACCCATTCTACAGGTATATACTCTTGTGCATACAAGAACCCATGTTTGTCACACCAATCAGCATAAGATGTCTTTGAACCCTTCCTGATCTTGGCTTTAGGATTACTGAAAACAAAACGAATGTCAAGCTCTGGATACTGTTTCTTGACAAGTAAATGTTTCTTTCTGTCTGATGGAAGAAAGCGCCCTTTGGTCTCAACGTAGATTCCATTAGGTAACTGGAAGTCTGGTGTGTAGTGTCTGGTCTCTGACACAGCGTAAGGTATCCGTGTCTCTTCGTACTTGAACTTGACCTTGCGTAGATTAAGCCAAGCAGCTGTCCTCTTCTCTAAGCCTGATCTGAAACGCATTTAGGTGGCTCCCATAGTTGTCCTTCGTAACGGCGAAGCCATAGTAACCTGGCGTTCTCAATGACACGATCCTCATCACCTCCGTAGGCACGTAGGCATTCCTCATACATCTCTTCGTCAGTAACAGAATCAGATAATAACTTCTCAGCTTTCTTAGGACCAATGCCGTAGAGACCTACAATGTTATCTGCCTTGTCACCCGTAAGGATCTGCGTGTAGAAGAACTTAGCACCCTCTCGTTCAGACATAGTGGTAAAGGTTTTCTTTGTGGGATTGTAGTGGTGGCAAGGGATCTGCAACATATCTTTGTCAATGGATATGATGGTGGCGTTAGACCCATACGCAGTAGCCCAGATTCCTAGTAGATCGTCAGCCTCTTCACCCTCTGACACAATGGCTGACCAGTTGTCTATCATGTGTTGACGAATAGCCTGTAGGTGTGCTGGTTTCTCTACACCCTTACGGTTACCTTTGTACTCATGAGTGACAGCTATGTCATACCTGAAGTTACCCTTACCTGTTAGGAAGATCTGATAGTCATCCTCAGACACCTCCCACATAACTTCGTTAAGAGCATCATCCAGAACAGAATCAACCTTAGCCAAGGCCTCCTCTTCTGAGTCATCCTCACAGGAGAAGGCTGCACGATAGGCGAAGGGATCTCCGTCTACTAGGACTTGTTTGTTCATAGCTTGTCACACCCATTCAATTGATTGATACGCATCTCTGCGTAACGGATGACTTTCTCTAGGTCAACGATCTCACTGGCATCCTTAGTCTTACCATCGTATAACTTAAACCCAGCACGACTAGCATACTTGACAATGTTCCCACGCCAAAACTCAAAGTCATTTAGCATGATGTAAGTGATGGGTTCAATCTCCCATCGTGCGTAATGAGCAGGTTCATTCACGATGTCTGCTATATGCTCTGCCATTACCGTCTCCTTAAAGTTCTCTTGTTCTGCTATCAATCTACGCCACTCACTGTTTATCATTACTCTTCCTCCAGACAGAAGCCACACCATGTGTCCCTACTTGCATTACCACAGCTGACACACTTGCGCCACTTATTCTTTTCGTCACGATCTTGGGATGCCTTACGTTCCTCTGGTGTCATGGGTCTGATGTCACTAAAGTCTGCCTCTAAAGGCCACTCATTGTCTGTCATTGTCCGTCTCCCAGTATAGACCTGTCTTAATTAACGACACAAAGCCCACGTTAAAGATGGCTCCAAATGTCTCTGGGTCACACTCTACCTGCAACGTAGCACTGCCATCCTCATGCTCAGTTATTTCAGTTATCTTTACTTCACTCATCTTCATTCTCCGTCAGTGCATCCCAGGACACAGGGAACAACGTAGCCATCTTCTCATTAATGTTATCTGCAACTACCCTTGTCTCGTATTGTGTGTCACTGGCGCAACGTAAGCGGCACATGTCAGCAAAGGCATCCAGTGACCCAGACCAGTACCATTCAGTCATTGTGCTTTGTGGTAGCACCATACGTGCTTGCTCAGGTGCTACACCATCATGGATCATCTGTTCGTACAGGTCTAAGACTTGGTTCATAGTTGAGTCAAGCCATAGAGGCGGCTGACTTACCCCGTCAGACCCCTGCTTCTTGTCAGCACTGCGCCCACGCCACACGTCAGGCACATAGAACTCAGGTTCATCATCTACGTAGCGCCTAGATATTTCGTTCCATCTCAAGAACTTATGCTTGACTAGCTGCCGTGCTACAAAGATCGGAGCCTTAACGTGGAAGCTGGCAAAGCAATGACCAAATGGGCTGATGTGTTTGTGCTTGGCTAGGTAACGGATGAGCTTATCGTCCTTAGCCTTGAGCTTAGGTGGCCCCCAAGGGTCATCCTCCATCTCAGATGTCTTACCAAATGACACTCGTGCTGCGTTAGCTACAGTCAGGTCATTACCCATGTGGTCAATGTATGTTGCTTTAATCATTGTCATTCTGATCCCTCAGTAGTTTTATGGTAACTTTCTTTGCGTTCTCTTACTTCAAAGAAACCTACAAGATGTGGATGTTCTAACATAAATTTGCGAGCATAGTGTGAAATCCATCCATCGTCAATCTTAAACTCTGAATCATATTCGGTTACCATAGTTTCCCACCTAATGCGGTGGAATATGCTTTTAGCCGAGTATCTATTTTTGTAGATAGCTGCCTGTAAAGCAAAACTTTTAAACATATCGTAGATATGTGGATTGGCTGCATCATGCTTTTGAAAGTTTTCTTTTGTCCACTTGCCGTGCATACGATCTTTAATCATTTATCTTAACTCCTACGCACTCTATTGTTTCTGTCTTATCATTTACCATGACAGATGCAATCTGTAACTCTGACTTACACAGGGTGAGGTTGGTATGGGTAGATAGGTGGTGGTATCTAACGCCTTGTTCTTCTATTACTTGAAACCATATTAAAAGAAAGATCATGTTAGTCTCCTCTGTGGATTGAAGGGGAGCCTAAGCCCCCCTCCCGTAGTTTACCAGCGGTCTTCAGCCTCAGCTAACTCTTGGTAGGGTACGTGTTCGATGACACCAACTTTCTCCAATCGTACCGCTGCTCTTTCACCCTCACCGTAGATAGAGAGCTTAACCTTGACCTTAGTGCCATTACCTAGGTTACCATCTACGATGTTGTCCCACTTCTGACTGGTGACACCGTGAGTAACTGCTGGTGCGCCACCAAAGTCTTCGATGCCTGAGGGGTGTACATTAGGACGCTTAAGTTTAACACCCATGCGGTCATCAGCCGCTGCGATAGGCTTGACCATCTGGTTACCCAGGGAAACCTCAGGGAATCCCATAGCGATCAAACGGTTTAGTTCGTCACTGTCCTTAGGTACGAACATGATGTTGTACTGACCTTGTGTACGTACATGGTACTCAGAGTTATCCATAGTATCCTCGAACAAACGAGCATAGAACAGTTCACCTTCGAATACACCGAACTTAGTTTTCTTCTTAGCTGCCATTGAGGTATCTCCTTTTACTGGCGTTTGGTATTGTTGTTAGCCTTATAGATGATTGCCTGGATTGTCAAGACAAAAAATACAGGCGATAGTGCAATTAAATATGGGAACATTAGTGTGTGTCCTTCCAGTTCTTACCGATGTCAGTTGACCCAGCTAGAGGGCACATCATATCGAATTTAATTCCTGTGTCAACAATAGATTGACGTTGTAGTGAACCTAATTGTTCTGCTTCTTCCATGCCACCACGGATCTCTGTCTGCCACTCATCATGAGGCCAAGTGACTAACTTAAAGTCTAAGCCTTGTTCCTTAGCTTGCCTCACCCATTGCAGGGCTGAGTGTTTCATGATGACAGACTCACCGTTCTGTAACATACCAGCCAAGGCTTTGTGCTCAGATGGAACCTTAACCTTACGTCCATCTAAACCCTTGAAGTAACCTCGCCCAGCAACATAGGGTATGATCTTCTTCTTCAACTCAGACAATCCTTGGATAGATTCCATGAAGTTTTCTACTGCTTGTGTTGCTTCCTTACGGTTGACCTTGAGGATCTGAGAGATCTTCTCGTTACCTGCTCCCAGCAAAAAGGCATAGATGAATGTCTTAGCCATGTCTCTCGTGATGTGTGACATACCCAAGGCCTTACGGTTGAGGTTGTGGATGTCAGTCTCGTCATCCTTATTGCCTGACACAATAGCGTGTACATATTCCTCTGACTTCATGAGGTGTGCAAGCACACGCAACTGGATGCCCTCTGCGTCAGTACCCACCAACAAACAACCATCAGGTGTTGTCCATAGACTACGGAACTTACCATCGTACCTGTGCTTCACCTCCTCTACGGCAGACTTAGGTGTGCCATGGAACTCCGATGGGATGTTAGCCTGGTTAGGTGCTCTGTGTGCCATACGTCCTGTCCATGCACCGATGTGTGCAAACCTACCATGAATACGCATGTCATCCCCACAGTGCCCTAGCCACTCAACCAGTGACGATCTGCGTCCCTCAAGGGTCAACCACTCGGCAAGACGTTTGCCTCCTGTAGGGGCTGTCTCAGGGAGTGTGCTAAGGTTTGCCTCTGATAGTGTCCACCCGTACTTAGCAAACTTAGTACCTCGATCTTTGTTTTTGTTCTCGGTCATATTCAATGTGTCCTTTTGTTTTCTCGTATGGTTGCCATCCTGCTTCCCAAAGTCTTTCTATACGCTGCTTAGGTGAGCCTGGGTTGAACTCTATATAGTTATAGCAGACTAGCTCAGGTGGTTGGGATGACCAGTCTACTACTGTCTTCTCGTACTGCTCGTGTGCCTTGGTCACGTTAGAGAAAAGAGAACCATCAGCCTTACGTCTATACTTGATACGGTTTACCTCTTGCAGCTGCGGAGGGAAGTCCTCTTGGAAGGCATCGGTTAGCTCTAGCATCCTTAACTCTATCTCATCAAGCAATGTCTCTGCTTGGTTCTGATCGAAGTAGAAGCCATTGTCTGTCATCTCTTCGCATAGCATCTGGATCTCATGCTCACACCTGATAGCCTCATCCCATGTAGGGTCATTGATGACAGGCTTGAGTGTGTTGTAGAGCAGCACCGTCACAGTAACATCCTGATGGCAGTAGAAGATCATCTCTTCTGTTAGGGCTGAGAAGTCCTTGAAGTCTAGCTTTAGATCTCCAAGCCTACGTCCCCAAGCCTTGAGGCTGTGCCCCTTGCCATCTAAAGTGTAGTCCACAAGGCGTGACACAATCAGGGTATCGAGTACTTTGCTAGGGTCAATAACAGTTTCAGCAAGCAATCTATTAATTACTGGTACATCGAAGCCAATGCCGTTGTGGAATACAAAAGTTTCAACATCTGCACAGTACTCAATGAACCTTTGTTTCTCCTCTTCTATGTGTGACACATTGAGGAACTGTTCTGTTTCCCCTGTGTCTATGTCCTTGGCACAGATAACCCAGATGCGTGTGGCATCAATGGCATCTGTCTCTATGTCCATTCCTACGGTTTTCATTCTAAGTCTTCGTCCTCTTCTGCTCCAAAGAACTCATCCCACATAAGTACTAGCACTGTGACAGGCCACGTTATACTGTGGAAGATAGCTTTAGTTTTGTTTAAGTCCTCGTATCTATCGAGGAGGTGAAAGATAGTTTTGACATGGACGTAGTGGAAGTAGACACCAAGGAAGTACAGGGCTGCTGCTACTGTTGTCATGTTCGTCAGGTCATCAAATGAAGGCATACTTTTCTTCCAATGTAAAGGTGTTAGTGTTGAACTTAAGTTGTCCTGCGTACCCTGTCGGGCCTACTGGTCTGTTCTTTGTGACAAGTAACTTGGTTGTGTTCCTTTCGTCCTCGTCCTCAGCCATCTTGTTGCGTTGGAGATCAACAACAACAGATGCTCGTTGTTCTATCATACGACAGTACTTAACCTGTCCGTCATCATTAGTGTGCCCGATGGTCACGATACCTACGTTCAACTCAGCGGCTAACTTAGATAGTCTGACAGATAGATCCGCAAGGAATTGCTCTTTGCTTTCGTCACCGCCCATGTTAGCTGCGATATCTTGGATAGGTTCAAAGAAGATATAGTTAACATCACAAGCCTGAGATAGATAACGTATGTGCCCAAGCAGGTCAAGTGGATCGTCCTCGTCATTCAAGAAGAACTGGAATAGTCTCTCGTCCTTGGTCATGTTGCTGATCGACTCTTGTACCTTGGCACTGACACCCTTGTCCTCGATCAAGTCCATGCGGGTCACGTTATCCTTGATGTCGTATGACACCAGACCCAACAGGGATCGTAGCTTAGTCTCTTCCATGTGCCATGTGGCGATCTTGATGTCAGGGTTCTTATCCAAGATACGATACTCCAAGTAACGCATGAACTCTGTCTTACCTATGCCTGTCTGAGCCTTGAACAGTGTGAAGTGTCCTTGCATCAGGCCTAGGCACATATCATCGAAGTCCTGGATGCCTGTCTCCACATAAGTGTGGTTCTCTGCCTTGTTGTAGAGGCTAAGGAACTGGTCAGTGGTGTTGATGACATTCTCTGGTGTATACTTACGGGCGTTCATCCATGCGTTATAGTATTCATTCTTTGCACCTGCCTCAAGGAACTCATTAGCATCCTTGTACTTGTCATGCTGCACACGGTATACCTTGTTGGGGTATAGGTTAGCTATGCGCTGGGCCACGGCATTGCCTTGGTCATCATGCTCGATGGACAGAATGATCTTGTCAAAGGATGACAGCCAATCGTTTGTGTTAGTCCATAGCTTCTTCGATGGTGTTGCCGATGGCAGTGACACAAAGGCAGAGGAGAACTTAGGGTTATGACACATCTGATAGGCAGACATGGCGTCTAGCTCACCCTCGCATATGGTCACGATCTTACCTGAACCTGCGTTCCAGTGGTTCATGCCGTATAGCTCGTCTGACTTGAGGTTAGCTGCACGGAACTCCTTTGGGAAGTAACGTGTCTTAACACCACCAGAAGGGTAGATGTATTCTTGCTTAACCTCTTTGCCATCCTTGTCTAGGTATGTCTTGCAGTCATACTTGCGCATGGTCTGGTCTGATATGCTGCGTATGGTTCTGTATACGCCTGTGAGTACCTCGGTAGGCACTGCCTTGATCGCTGGCTCCATGTCCCAATCATCCTTCTCTTGTTGTTGCTGTCCCTGAGTAGGATACTCGTCCTCTGCCCAGTCTAGCTTCGCTGCCTTGTCCCTTGGGTACTTACGTTCACAGCTGTGACACCTACCTGACATGCTGTCCAGGTTATAGCTAAAGGCATCTGTGCTACCGCAATCCTCGTAGGGGCAAGGCTTATGTGATTTCCAATTCATATCAGCCTCAATTGTTTAGGTTCATCCATGTATTTATCTAAGTCCTTATGTGTTAACTCCGAAAACTCTATGTCACAGAAGTTACCGCAGTCTGGTGTGATTATTTTCTGTTTTCTACCAGCATCAGGATCTAACTCATCCAAGAACGTATGTCGAATACAGCTATTACCTACCACACGTTCAGCCTCTGCCATTTTATCAAATGTCTCAGGGAAGTCCTGTCTTATCTTGTTCCAGTAACCCATACCACCTTTGACACAGCCTATGCAATTGTTGTTGCCATAGCCTAGTTCATACATGACAGGTCTCTTAATACCTTGCTTTTCTAAGTAGTACAGACACTCAGGCTTGGACATCTTACTTTCTATTAAAGGGAATAACGGCATGGCACTAGGGTACTGCTCACTAAATCTAATGGCTCTATTCACCTCTTTCTTTGAGTACTCGAAGCCAAAGACCTGACCTGAGTAATCTAACTCTTTCTCTAGCCTTTGCCTGACTCTTTTCTTTAGGACTAAGGTACATCTAGCACCACCTGGCCCGTTCACATACTTGTCTTTAAGTATGACATCAAACTGGTCTTTGTACTTAGATGGTGCTCTCTCAACAACAATCTCTTTCCCATACCATTCCTCGCACTCTGCCTTAAATCTCTTATTGTCCTCATGTGAGCTATCAATCTGAAAGTATATAGGCACAACATTGTCAACACCAAACTCATCTATAGCTAACTTAGTTGCCACTGCACTGGTAACACCAGCTGACCACCATGCTATTATCATTCTCTCTTCTCCTCGTTTCATAATATGTGATCCCAATAGTCTTGTGTGAAGATGTCTATGATGACAAGGATCTCCTTAGGTGTCAAGGTAGTTAATGGAACGGGCTTGCCATCCTTGTT